GAACGATGATATCGTCTCCGTACACGCGAAGATCTAGCAGGTCATCCTGCTTGATCTTCCTGCCTTCCACACGCGCTACGGCCATCGAAGCTATCGTCGCGAAGACGAGAGTTTCAATAGGGAACGTAAGCGCAGAGCCCATCGACGCAAATTTCCGAAGAAGTACAGTAGTACCATCCGGAAGAATGGAGCGTTGGGATCTACATGCGTACACTGCCGACAGTAATGCCGGCGATGACGCAAGGAGGTCCTTAACGACTCGCGAAGATACCCTATCACTGGCCTCTGAAAGGTCAATGGTAGCGTACGAACCTCCAGGCCACGAACCCTCACGGGCAAGTAGCTGGTTTGGTTCTTGGAACTCATAGCTCACCATCCGATTCCTGAACATCCAATTCTCGAACAAGGACGCAAGTCCCTGTTGTATGAACTGGTTGTATACGGGTTCGGCGGTGATGATACGAGGACCCTTCGCCGTCTTAGGCACCGCAACCACCCGAGCGGGTGGTTCGGCACCAGGCGGATGCAGAACCAAGTCCTCTCCCTCGTAAGAAAGGGAGTGGGCAAGGTGCAGAGTAGCGGAAAACCAGGCGTCAAGACGCTCGGTCCACTCTCGGCTGCTCCACTTTCCATTACTGGAAAGTTTCTGAGCAACTGCACCGGGACCATGCTTCGAAGTAAGGAGGAGCTCGTTTTGATAAACGAATTTCTCCATTTTCGAAAGATGAGTCCCCCATAGCAGACGCGACGTTCTCTTGAATTCCTCACGGAGCTCAAGAGGGACATTCGTGTCTGATATGGCTTGATCCGTCTCCAGATACGCCTTAAAGGCGGCGTCGATCTTCTCTTGAGTGGGAAGCTCTTTGAGCTTACCATGAAGGAGAGCGATCTGACGTATAGCCAAAATGGCATCTGGGTTAGGGTGTGGAAGCAGGACGCCGTTTTCGTCGAACACGCGACTCCATAGGCCATGCAGAAATGCTGGCCTCTTATCGGCTCGGCTCTTTACCTTGAAGGCAAAGATACCTTGACGGTGGAGTTCCCCTTCCTCCAGCCCTCTTTCGAGAAAGTGGCTGATGGTCGGGAGCGTTAGAGTGAGAAATGATTCTCCTTCTTGTTCGACACGTGACCTGAATGTTGCCAGGTCATGAGAGGCGTCAATGCCAAGCAGATGTAACTGGTCTTCCAGTACACCTGCATGGAGGTCAAACTGGCTTTTCAATCATCCTCCTTTGGGTAGGTATGGTTCCAGTTGTGACATCCGTTCCAGAGTCGTTACGACTTTGAACGCATCAGAGAAAGGATGATGCCGACCGTGAGGCCCAGACCGCCCACCAAGGTGAGCAAGGTCAGGACCAGGACGGTCTCATTCATCAGTTCTCCCCAGCGATGAGCTTGATAAGCGCAGCGTTGGAAGATGCGGTCAGGTGACCGATGAGTGCCGTGGCGAGATCCTTCTGCTCTGCAGCAGTGAATCCCGTCGGCGGAACATCGATCGTGAGCGTAACCGTCCCGCTCGCAAGCACGTTCGTGGTTGCGACGAGAGGGTCGGTCGTCACCTTCGAGTACGTCAGACGCGCAACATGGCGCGAACGACGACCGTAGGCGGTCGACAGCTCAAGCTTGACCTTCGAATCGTAGTTGGAAAAGGTTCCAACGTCCGATCCAGAGTTGACTCGCGGAAGCGAGACAGCCCCAGGGGTCGTGCCAATGGTAACAGACTGAGGGTCCGAAAAGGCCACAGTTCCTCCTATTGAATTGTTGTTCAGTTGTTCTAACGACTTCGAGCTAGGCCCAAAGCCGCGAGGATTGCCCATTGACCCGCTGAAAGCGAGTCCAGGGCGACGTCAAAGCCGAATGGTGATGCACCAATCCTCACCTTGTAGTCGTGTGTGTAGCTATAGAGAAACTTTCCAGTTATCTCATCATGGCTATACACCTTCTGCGGGGTGTACTCCACACTACTGCGAGATTTCCATCTCGCCGTAGAGTAGGCGTAGTTCAGGATTGTGTTCGACAGACCGAGATTCGTAAGATTCCCGATTACGGTTCCCATGTTTGAGAACCAGTCGACCAACCATGACCACGGGGTCAGCTCCCAGAGTACCTCAGGAGTGATCTCCAGTCCGAGCAAATCGATCGCGCGATCCAAATTCGTATTATTAGTACGATTGGGGCGGAGACCGGTATTGAATCGGGCTGTTGTATACACGCTGAGTTCCTCCAGAACGGACCATTCACCCATTCCCGATCCGACGTTCATATAGTACGAAAAAGCAGGGTTGTTAGACTCTGCACTCGTAACTAGAGGAACGTCAGGAGCGGGGATTCCGTTAGTCCACGTAGGACCAAACTGAATCCCAGAACTGTCTTTAAAGACAGTTCCGTTGGTGTGAATGACACGCTTAACCTTCCTTCGCGTCGAATCTTCCGGAAATAGAAGGTTGTCGATCGTCACAAAAGTGTTGATCGCTCCTTCTACATCGCGAATGATCGGCGCCCACCCAAAGACGTTGTTCAGATACTCGGAACCGAGTGCTGAGGCAGCGTCCTTCACGCCAGAAGCCTTGATACGAGTGATCGTATCCATGTGCTGACGGATGGTCTTCAAGACATTAGGAATGTCTCCTCGCGCAAGCTCAATGAGAGCTGCGAGAATAGAGGCATTCTGCTTGAAGGGTGACATTTCACTGATGTGATTGGCACCTAGTCCTTTGAGGCTACCCATGGTAGCACCGAAGGACGAACCTTGAGTGGAGAAAGGGAGACCTTTCGGACCAAAATATCCTCCAAACGGGTCCGGCTTCCCGTCAGTCATGACGGGTGCTTTATCCGTATGGTACATGTAGACAGCGTAGGGTCGCAGGTTGCGCATTCTATAACGGTATTGACCGTAATAGTCGCGCGTCCAGCTATTCTCCGATGCT